TCAGTCATAGAAATTGTTCAAGAGAAGAGGTTGCTTTCTTTTTGATTTTAGAATACTTTTTGATATAATCAAGTGCCTGTTTATACGTTTTTACACTATGCACTTGACTACCATTATGTATAATACAGAACCCTTTCTTCTTTCCTGCCCATGGAACAGCAGCCCACATTCCATCATTAGATACAAAACCATCAGGATCTCCTGATTTTGGGTTCAGGAGACTCTGATTACTTACATGTGGTTTGAGAAACTTAGACATCAAAAGACAGCAGTAACACTCACAACTGTTGCTGTAGGATTACGTGCAAGGGCAGTTTTTTTCGCATCTTCATAGTCCCGTGCTTGTACGATCTCATCAAATACATTACCAGCAACATAGAGTTGAACTTTGACTTTCATGGTGGTGCTCCCTTGATTACTTTTGTATTATAGCAGAGTGGAGCAGGTGGTTTGCTCCTGGTGGACAGTTTAGGAAGTGGTTTACCCTCCCCCAAAATGTCCTGTTGATTTTCCATCTGGATCACGGGATACACTTCCAACCCATTTTATCCCGTCATATACTACAGGAAAATAAACTTTCGTTTTAGTCCATAGAGTAAATGGTTCTCCTTCACAACTACCTGAAAGTTCATCAAACTGTTCACAAAGTTCTTCTTCAGTGAGAGTGCATGAAACAAAACTGTCCCATGAATCATCATGTTTCTTCATCTCATCTGTGATAAGAGATTTCCAATCATTCCAATAAATCATTTGATTTTTGTTGTGGATGGTTCAGCAAGTGGTCAACGACGGATAACGGAGATGGCAGGTTGACCCTGCTTGAATACGGTGTCAACGACTGCCTGAACGGACTTGGCAGTGCTACTTTTTTTGCTTCCTGATAGTCACGGGCATGAACAGTATCATAGAAGACAGTACCGGCAACATAGAGTTCGACTTTGCATTTCATGGTGGTGTTCCCTTGATTACCTTTGTATTATATCAGAAGTTGAGGTAGTCTTCAATAGATTTCTCAATGGCAGCAGACAGTTTGGTGGGTGGCACAACTGGTTCTACAGATCCAATCTCACACTCAAAATAGTTACCGATATCAAGTTTGATCATCACACCATCACCATAACCTTCATAAAGAGGTCGTGCGTATTCATCTTCAACAACTACGACACGTCGTGCAGTGAGATCAAGAACCAGCATATAGTCGAAAGTTTTTTGGTTCTTAAAATCTTCTACTGTTTTCTTTTCTCCTTGAAAGTTCTTAACCTTAAACTTTTTAGTTGCAAATGGGTTAGTCTTTTGAAATAGATTCTTACCCATTTTCAACTCAATCTTTTCTTCACCATACATGAAGTCATATCCAGATTGATCGACTCTCACAAGACCAGAAAACTTGTCAAGTGCTCGTTCTACGGCAGTTGCACGGGTGAAATTGTCGGCGTTACTGATGAATCCATCATCACTGTAGAGTGAATCCACAACACCAAATACTTTGTTCCAATCAACACTTTTCTCAAGGTGATCAATGAAGTGTTGTTGTGTTGTTGCAATGGTCACTTTTTCTTCCTGGGGATAGAGAATATTTGAAAGAGCATTCATAATGATTTGCTCATAGTATAATTATGGGACTTACACGCATAACTAGCGTTGCCCAGAGATTAACGACGGATGACAGATACGGCAGGTTCACCTCTCTCAAAAATCGTCTCTACGACACTTTGAACACTCTTTGCTGTATTGATGCCCACCTTATCATAAACAGGCACACAGACCAACCCAAAGGTCTTAGAAGAGACACCTAACCTAATAACCCTACCAATACTCTGAGAAATTCCTACAAAGTCCATATTACGCATGAACAGTACTGCTTCAAGTCCACTGACATTGATACCTTCAGACAGAATAGAGTGATGAAGAACCACAAATTTCTTCTCAGGATCTTTGCCCCATGCATTCAAAGTATTGAAGAACATCTCTCGGTCAACTTTTTCCCCATCAATAATCGCACCAGTCTTAGATGTGATATACATGCAAGAATAACCACGTTGTGCTAATTCATTACGAAAATTAGACTCACTCAAAAGATTGATAATCTGTTTTGTAGACCGTGCTGCAATGAGAATCTTACTCAATAAATTGTCGTCAATGGTAGAAATCAAATTATCACAATCAGACATTTTAAAATCACCCTGTGGCAACTCATTGACAACAACCTTAGGAGGAAGAATGTATCCTTGCTCAACCAGTTTAGGAGCTGGAATGTTACAAATCACCTGACCATAAACATCAGTATCATTCATTCCTGGTTTGAAAATAGTAACAGAATGCTTCGGAGTCGCAGTAAAGAAATAGCAACGATCAGCATTATGACTGAAAAACTCAGTAGAAGGAAAGAAGTTTCTCTTGACACTATTGTGTGCTTCATCAAAGTAAATCGAATCTACTTTAATACCAGATTCTTCAATACGACGAAGAGAGTTATAAGTCGTAAAGATCAGTTGATTACCACCAACATTCTCAGACCATAACCGAACAGTATCTGCCTTTGTGGTGCTAAAGTGCTCTGTCTCACCACTATGAACATGCATCACATGTGCATCAACATGTTCAAGAAACTCAGAACACAACTGTTCTGCTAACAATATTCGTGGTGCCACTATCACATGAACCTGATTTTCAAACAGTTTGAAATGTATCTTAGTATCCTCGATCATGCACAGGGTCTTACCACCACCAGTCGGAACGATGATAGAACCTTTATCATACTTCTCCATACGCTCAATGATACTCTGTTGATGTGGACGAAGGGTGATGGTCACTGATATGTGGTGAACTATGGACTTATTATACATTAAAAAACCACCCCTGTGAAGAGGTGGTGTGACAGTTTGAAAACTGGTTCTATTTAATAATTCCTTCCGAAATATCATTGAGAATAAATCTCAACTTGTCAATAGTTTCTTGATCGAGATAGTTATCCAACAAAGAATCTTTAGAATAGCAATCAACAATCAATTCAATAGAATTTTCTATTGAAGAAATTGCTTCTTCTCTATCCGCAAAATCAGAAAAATTAAACTTCATTGATCTCCTTAAGACAGTTCTAGTATAGCATATCAACTTGCAGTGAGATCATGAATGTGCCAGTTTCATGACAGTAACAAGTGAGGAGCAGAATCAAATGCTGCTTTAGGCATACCTTTCATTGATGCAGTAATTGCACTTTTAACTGTGGTAATATTTTTATTGTAATCAAATATTTTATATCCTTTTTTACTGATAATTCCATATATGGTCAAAAACATTCTTTGCTTGAGAAATGATTGATAACTCTTTCCACCAATAAAAGTAAACCACGCAAGTTGTGCATGTGCATAATGTGCTTTTATTCTTTTTTGAGTTTCGGAAGATGTTGCTTTCCTTTCTGATTTTTTACCAACATCCATATTAAAACTTGCGTATTTGTTTGTTATGTTAATTGAAGGATTTATTTTACCTCTAACTAAATTAATAACAGCAACTTGATACATTGTCATACTATCTTTACTTTTATTTTCCTCATCATAAAGATTAAAAAATTTCTCAATTTTATTATATTTCACACCAATAGTATTAACTAGTATTTTTCTGGTTGTTATTTCTCTTAGTGCTCCTTGATATAATGATTTTAACTTATTTGAAAAAGTAGAAGTATCTATTTTTCCATTTTCTTTACCAGTTAAAACATAATTAAAAGCTTTTGCTCTTAATTGAACTAATTTCTGTATAACCTTAGAGTATTCTGGATATTGTTCATAGAAAAATTCAAATGTTGATGCTGCACCTCCACCAGTCCAAGGTGGACCTTGTTTTCCAACTTTCACAAATCCATTCCATCCAGCACCATATCCTTGAGCAAGAAAAACTATTTTATAATTCATATCACTTAATGGTTCAATATCTCTACCAAATACCTTTTGTGCTGCTACTTTATATCTAAAAGATACTGGCAATTCCCAAGTTAATACATTGGAACCCGTTCTAAATTGACCATATTCTATTTTTATTAGATTTTCTATCAATGATTTTAACTCATTTGGTTTAGATGATATTGCTAGAGTTAAAAATTTAGTATATGGATCAATATATTCAGATAGTTCTTTCTTTACATTTTCTGTTCCAACTATGTTTATATATTTTTTTTGTTCGATAGTTCCTGGCAATTTAAGTGAGACGGCAACTAGAGGTCTTGTATTTGAAGAAGATTTAAAATGTCGATTTAATATAGTTCTATAAGTATGTTGATTTAATGAATAGTTTCTCAATATAGTTGCCTCATCTGCATTTATTATATAAGTGTTTATTTCATCCAATATTTTTTGCTTTTTTTGTTTATGAACAATAAACATATCAAAACTTGCAAGCATATCAAGCTTAAATTTTATTCCTAAAACGTTTTTAATTTTTTCTAATGCAGCATCTTTTACAGTTTGAGTAAAAGTATCAGTTTGATCTAGAAATTCATAATTTTCCCAGTTTTGACCAATAACTTTAGATTTATAAAGTTCCAATGCAACATCATATACTTTTTGCGTTGTAGTATCTGCGGTAATCTTTCCTTTTTTATTAAAGTTTGTTTTAAAATCTCTTAAACATCTAATAAAAGGAAATTTTATCCCCAAATAGTTTTTATATTCTCTAAGATTTGACTTTTTAATATCATATTTTTTTCGATCTATAGAAGTAACAAAAAGGTTATAAAAAGAATTTTTATGTTCTTCTTGATCTTCTTTTTTTGTAGGATATTTGTGGATGGCAAAATGAGCAAATGCTAAACATTGAACATATTCTTTAGTATTACCAACGTTTCCCTTTGCCATAAGATCCTAAAGACTTATTTGTATTTATCTTTAAGAGCTTAGTCTCTCCTCTTCAACCCTAACAAAGGTATTCTACAGGGTTTTTATGATAGTGTCAAGCTTGTACTTCCAACTCCAACAACAGTAAAGGTTAATGTAGAACCAGTGACTGATATTTGGACTGGAGTTGTTACTCCAATACCACTTGTAAATCCTTGTGCTGCTGTTATTGATCCAGTTGTTGTTACAATTCCGGAAATATCGGCCGTACAACTTCCCGTTATTGATTTGCCATTAAGATTTAAATTGCCACCTAACTCAGGGGAAGTATCTTCTACAACGTTTTGGAGTGCAGATGTCAAATATGTAGAAGAATCTATACTTCCATCTGCCTTAAGGAATTGAGATGATGTTCCACTGGTAGTAGAAATAGAACCAGCAGTAATATTTCCAACAGAAACAATATTACCAGTAGCAGCAATATTACCAACAACATCTAGTTTTTCTGCTGGTATAGTAGAATTAATACCAATACGACCATTGAGTCCTAAGATTACATTATTAGTAACATTAAGATTATTAGCAAATTCTACATTTCCACTTACATAAGCAGTACCAACAACTTGTAGTTTATATGAGGGATTTGTAATTCCCACTCCAAGATTTCCTGCACTAGTAAGTGCCATTAATCTTTGAGTTTCTTTATGCCAGTAGAATCCTCCGGTCGTTCCTGCAATATTGGACGGATTCAGATAAAAATTAAGATTACCTGGACCATAATTCATTATATCTAATGAATATGATGTAACACCAACACCACTAAATTGAGAAAATGCTGGATCAGTATTTCCATATCTCAATACACCATTAAATCCAGTAATACTTTCACTTCTACCCAGACCAATCAGAGATGCATTTGAATCACTCGTAACCTGAATTTCTGTCTGGATATTATTTCTTACATGAATATCACTCGAAGGTGTGGTCGTATTAACACCTATTTTATTAAAGTATGAAGTTCCAGAAAGAATATTAATATTTGATGTGATTAAATCAGGTAATCTAGCATCATCAATAGTTCCAGTCGTTATATTTGCACCATCTGCTAAATTAGTGGCAGTTGTAGCAATTCCAGTTACATTTCCAGTAAGATTTCCTATGAATGTAGTTGCCGTTACAATACCGGCAGACATTGTAATTGCTGTTCCAACTTTAAGTTCGGTAAAAGTAGAAACACCACTCGAATTTAAATCACCAGTTACATTACCAGAAAAAGTAGTTGCTGTTATAATTCCAGTAACATTCGCATTACCAAATACAGAAAGTTCAGGATTTGAAGCACCAGGACTTGTTGTAGTATTAATACCAATCTTTGATGTTGTATGAAGACCTACTCCACCATTATCAGTAATAAATGTAGTTCTTGCAAAACCAATTAAATTATCAACAGTATCTCCATTTGTCAGTTTAAGTGTTGCTGCCGTAAGAGCACCACCAACATTTACTCCATTCGCAATATCTATACTACTTGCGGTTAATACTCCAACCGTCGTTACACCAATTACTTCAGCATTTTGAGTTACATATAAGTCTCGTGTCGTAGTTAATCCAGTGGTTCTCGTATCTCCATAAACATTTAATTTATAAATGGAAGGAAAAGAAGTTCCAATTCCCACAAGACCATTTTCATTAATTACGAAATTATCATTATCAACTTGAAGACCAGACCTAAAATTAAATGACTTCCTAATATTTGCCATTACTATAAGATTTAGAGTTATTTATATTTGAACTTTAATTTGCATTTATATTTACACTTAAATTAAATGCTATCGAAATACGATCCTCCTCATCATCATTACTATTCGGTGAAACGGAATGCATTAAATCTGCTGGAAATATTATCATAGTTCCTTCTGTAGGTTTAATCTTATGTGTATTTTTTAAAAATAAATTTTCTTTAGTTTCTTTATCTAATACTTCTAGTAAATTATAATGTAAAAAACAATTTGGATTTCTTAATTTAATTTCTCCACTATTTTCATTTGCTTTGATCCATAAACATCCTGCCAAATTGCATTTAGGATGATTATGATCCACATTGCTACTATTTTTTCCATTTATATTAATCCACGAACCATCAAAACCGATTGAGGTTTCTGGTCCAATATAAGATCCTACAGAGTTTATAATATATTTTTGCAAAAAATCTCTATATTTTATAAATCTTTCTTGATGTAGAAAGATGGGAGAATGCCAACCATCGACATTTGAATTTTTCAATCCTTTCGAATCCTTTTCTTTCTC